GTGGTATTTATTCTGGTTTTGTTTTCCATCATGTGTCCACATCGTTGACAGCGCAGCCGATATGCTGAGCCGGGCATAAAACGGAAATCACCCAAACGCCTGCCGCAATGGTTGCACCTCAGCGCCCTGAGCGGTGGGATTTTGGGGTAGTGTGTTTTTGGGGTGGTCATATTTACCTTCCGTCCAGCCAGTTGGCGAGATAGTTCGCCATGTTCTGCCATACCTCGACAATTTTTTTAGTTGACTTCTCTGCAATCCACTTGATATTTTTCCATCCGATACTGATAAACGGCTCTTCCTGATGTTCCCCTATCACCTTTGGCGCATAATGGAGACGAGTCCCGAATGAAGCGACTGACATTTTAGCCCCATAGCGTATTTCGTATATATCCGGTTGTCCTATCTGCCCGCCTCCTTCGCTAGATCCAAGTGAGCGCCCAAGTGTACCGGTTCGATCGTACGAGCTACTTGCTGGTTTTGGCGGATATGGCGGGACCTCCTGATGCAATACCAATAACGACTTTACCAACGCTTCCTTCTCTCGTTTGTGATATTCCATCGGAAAACGAGCAAACTTTCCCTTGATATGGTCTAAGCCTTCAATCTCTATGCGTAACGGCATTAATCCTCGATTATACTAATTTTGGGCGTCCACGCTTTTAATTCATCGACTGCTTGTGCTATTTCCAAATCTCCGAAATATCCGAAACTTTCTCGCAATCGGGCAATATAAAACGCAGTATCTACAACGGGTTGCAACCAGCACCGACAATTAATGTGCCTTGGCGGGCCTCCAACGTATGTTCCCGCATTCCTCAACAAACTAGCAGCCTTCTCCAGCGCCTTATCATAAGCATCCTGGTACAGCGCTTGCATCTGTGGACTGTTGGCAATGTCGGCAGGCGTCTGGATGTATACATCGTCTATATCGACTATCTGCATGTGAAGAGGTCCACACATGGGACATACTTTTTCATCATTTGCAGTTCTCCACGACTTCCCGCTGACAAATCCGGTGGCTTTCCACGCCATTTGATTACCTTCGGAATACAACCTCGTTACTTCAGTTACCGCAATCTGGCCAGCCCTATTTGCCCCGAATATGGGCGTAAGCCGTGCCTCCAATACCGGCAACGCTTCGCCTGCTCTTATCCACTCATCTATTTCAGTGATGGCCCTGGTCCTGGTAGTATGGTGGATCTTCGATACCCAGGACAATTTGTACTTGTGGAGATATTCAACCGCAGCGGCGTTATACACGTCCCAGTTTAATAGAATACGAGCCACCGCAGGCAGCGCATCAGCACCGGCCTGACCTCCGGCGGACAGAACACGCGCTGAGATGGGCGCTATTTCGTCCCAATAGTGAGCGGCTTCATCATTCCAAAAGTCGGAGGGTGGCAGGTTCACTTAGTTACCTCTTTCACTATGCGTTTTTCACTTTCTCTAAATGCCTTGCTGACAGCCCGGTTATACCGCCGCTCGTTCCGTTGTCGCTCATCATCATCCGGTGGTTTACCAGCTGCGAACAGTTCAGCCTCCATCTTATTTTGTGCAGGTTGCCCAAATGGTCCGCTTTGCTGCATCATCTCTTGTTGACGTTCATGTGCTGCTTCCCGCTCTTCCTCAATCTGTTCGGGTGTGCTCTCTGGCAGTTTAGCTGCTCCTCGTAACCAGACTTCATCGGTGGGCATCCATGTGATTTTGTCTCCGACTTTCTGGAAGAAATCGCCCAACCCTGCCAGGTCAACATCGCCCGCCGGGCTGTGCTCCATGCGGATACCTTCATCATCCATACCGTTTAGCATGAGTAGCTTTTTCATAGCATATTCGGTGTGATGCTCGGCAATAATATCAGCGGTTGCATTGACGGCCATTGTCCAGAATTCTGTCATATCTGAGGATAGTGCCTGAGTACCCACCCGGTCCTGGCCTAAGATAAGAAACTGCGCCAAAGCGCTCATAAGAATGCGGCTCTCGTACCTCATAACTATAGCGTTGGTGTCAAATTGGCGGGAACCCCCGGTGCTCAATAATTCCAACTCCCACTCATGCGGTAACACTACCCCTGACTGTTCGTCCTGTCTGATATTTCGGACCATTTTGTCAGCTTTGGAATAGTCGCTGTTGGTATCACTTTCATCTGTACTTGCGCCTTGCGGCAGCTTGATAACCGGCAGTCCTGCCAGGTCACGCTCGATACCAATTGCCTCAACCTGCTGTATGTTTTTGACGTAATAATACGGCACCCAGGCGGTCCGCAATATGCTCCGCCCCTCTGGGTTGTTTTTCTCAGTCCTGGCCCGGTACAATATCATCTTCTCAATGGGGATCTCAACTGTCTTGTAATGCGGCGAGCCACGCTGGACCATGCCAGCAAGTCCGCCGTTTTCATCAATCAGCCAGCGGTAAACGGTGTCCTGTCCTCTTATCGCAAACTTGCGCCAAGTGATACCGCCACCATCAGCACGTTTGTATACAATCTCGAACGGCGAGTATCCGAACGGGACGAATGACAGCGCTTCTATCAGATGGTCATTCCATGTGTGACTCATACCCTCCAATGCGCCATCCAAGAAGCCTATTCGTTGGTCTTCTTCGCCGTTATCGCTAACGTAATTCCACTCAATCCCGCGGATGCTTTGCTCAATCGCGGTTAATAGGGAACCAACGATCGGGGAATTGAGGCGCATTTCATTAAATCTCTTGTACGCCTCTTTGCCCCGCATCTCTTTTAGAAAGTCTTCTTTTACAAAGCCATTCCACTGGTTGAGTCCTGGGTATCCTAGTTCTGTCATGTTATTTGTCATATTTCCCGCCTAGTATTTCTTCCAACGTGATCCATCGCCGTCGTATTCGTTCCACTTGGAGCGCTGGGTAGGTTGTTTCGCTGGGAGTTCGGTTGCCGTAGTTAGGCCCAAATAAGTATATGCCCACACCTCAGCATCCAACCGATCCGGGCTTGGTCCTTCACCTGGCACCCAACCTGTCCATTCTTTCTCCAGCTTTGGATAATAGCCAACATGGTGCCCTTTTCCAAGCTGAAACACAGTTGCAACCGGCTGGGCTCTAACTTGCTTGCCTCTGGAGGCGCTGACTTCCACTATCGCCACGTTTGTGCCTCTCAAAATAATCTCGCCTTCCTCGTCTCGTAATACAGCCTGCTGTATGTTATTCCGCACCATATCACCGCCAAAGTTTGTCTCGACAACAATGACATCCGCTTTGACTGCATGATAGCATTTCAATACAGCAATGCCCCACTCTGCTGAGTCTGTCCCGTATGGTGTTGAGTAATCGCCGATGGTGTAACCGTGCCATTCTTTACCAATCTTCGCCTTACCTGCCGGGATGATGCCACACTGCCCAGCGCCGCCAGACGGGTCAACGCCGACAACAATGGTGGTCAGGTCCGGGGTATCGCTTACCCTGGTGGCGTCGAATATCTCAGAAGATAGCAGCGCATCTGGGTTATCGGCGTCAATGTTGTGCTGGCTCTCCACCTCAAAAGAGTTTGGACCAACCCGGTTTATCTCAGCTTCGCACACATCCAGACCGAACCCTAACCACGGAGATGTGCCTGCGGTAATGTGCCAGCGTATTTTTTCGCCATCTGGGACCAGTGCATAGTCGAGGTCATCTATCGCCTGATGTGGACCACTAACCACCCGCTCGGTCAAATAGCTCGCCGCGCCTTCCGTTCCAGGCGTCAAGCTCAACTCATGGGCAATGCTGCCATCATGTATCAAGTTCTGACAGAATAGCACCGCACAATTTGGAGATCCGGCGGGCAATATAGATGTGGTAATAATCTCTCTCTTTTTCTTGACGGTATTATCGGTATCGTGTCGCTCGTCAATGTCATCGAAGATAATCAGGTCAGGTCGCGCCCAGTCAATCTTCTGCCCTCTCACCGCTTTGTTGAGTCCAACCGCTTCAACCGTGAAACCGTTGGCGGTGGTGACTATTGATCGGTTCCATGAGCGAGATCCATTCTTGCCTACTTTGGGCTCTGACATCCAGGGCCACACCGTTGCCACGTCTGTGCTTTCCATCATGTTGGTGATGGTTGCGATATGCTTGTCGGCTTGATCCTGAGTTCCACAGACGTACATGCAATAAGTCCTCTTATCCCTGCCGCCCAAGTCGACGGCGGCTATTTCCGCATGGGTGGACTTGCCACGTCCACGAGGCCAGATGGCAACGAATGGCCGCGGGCTGTTGTGCGCTGTGATGCCGTCTACCCATTGCCACATTTCCTCGTGTGGTTCACTCAGTTCGTGCCACAGGTAGCGAGGGAAGATAAGCTGTAAACGTTCTTGCCAGACTGCTGTCGTTTGCTTTGTGGCTGATGGTTCCTTTTGCAAGCGTTCAAGATACCTAATCTTTGCCTTTATCGGCCACTCTTGCCAATTCGCGCTCAATTGCTGCATCTAATTCACCAATATTTAAATCAAATTGCTGCCTTTCTATATATCCGCGATGTTTGCACTGTGTTTTCAGGTAGAAGATAATAGCCGTCATGTTACCATTCTCGATAGCCTTCATCAGTTTCAATTCGACAAAGTCGTGCCGCTTTTCCCGGATGTCTTCGAGCGCTTGTTTCACGGTGGCGTACTTTTTCAAATATTTGTAAAAAGTCTGCCGTGAAACGCCGCAAAACTCAGCGGCTTTGCTCACAAAACCCTGAGCTTTCTCGATCGCGGCTATCATTTCCGCGGCTGTTAATCCGTTTCCGTTTGCCATGTTATCTCACCAACACCGGCTCCTGTCCGGTCATCTCTTTACTAACTTCATCCCGTAATTATTCACACCTTTCGGTATTTCAATACCTTCCTTCAGGATAAGTTTGTTTGCCTTGAATGGGCGGTAATCAACCTGGTGCTGCCAGCGGCCCCATTTTCGGGTTATTTTGGTAACGTCTGGGTGCTGTCTCTGTAACGATTGAGCCATAAGTAAGCGGCCATCTTCGTTATCCAGCTTATAAAGGTCTTCTGTGTTTCCGCCTTTGACTGTCATGGTTGGTAACTTTCTTGCAACAAATGCATCAAACAAAACCGTACACCAACCATCTTTCAGAGTTCTTAGGGATAAATCCGTATCCTCGTTATATCGTCCTCGCCATCGGTATGGAATATCATTATTAATC